TTGTGCAAGTTGACCCGTATTGGTGCGCCCCTATGTTGGATGGAGCTGCTGCTAGTCAGCCTGATACTCTACATTTCTACGAGCCTACTTGGTGGATAATCAACGGTAAGAAAGTTCATCGTTCACACTTAATCATATTCCGTCATGCGGAACCTGTGGACGTATTGAAGCCTCAATACATTTATGGTGGTGTTCCACTTACTCAACAAATCATGGAACGTATTTATGCTGCCGAACGTGTAGCTAACGAAGCTCCACAATTAGCCATGTCTAAACGTACAACTGTTTGGTTGACTGACATGGAAGCTGCAATGTCAAACACAGAGCAAGCCATTGGTCGTTTGAACTATTGGGCGCAAATGCGTGATAACTACGGTATCAAGCTAGGCGATAAAGAAGGTGACGAGTTCCAACAATTCGATACTTCTCTTGCTGACTTTGACCAATTGATTATGACTCAGTACCAATTGGTTGCTGCCATTGCTGGCGTACCTGCTACTAAATTAATCGGTACAACACCAAAAGGCTTTAATTCAACGGGCGAGTACGAGGAAGCCTCTTACCATGAGTTACTTGAATCTATCCAAACACATGACCTTACGCCATTGGCAGAACGTCATCACCAATTGGTTATCAAATCTTTTGTAGAGCCACAGCTCAAGAAGAAAATGGATGTTGAAACAACATTGAACTGGCTTCCACTTGATACGCCAACAGCTCAAGAATTGGCTCAAACTAACCTTGCTAAAGCACAAGTTGGTGCAGCATTGATTGAAGTAGGCGCAATTTCAAGCGAAGAAGAACGTCAGCGTGTAGCGACTGACAAGACCAGTGGATACAATGAAATCGGCATCATGGAAGAAGAATCACCTGAAGGTGAAGAACTAGCCGAACGTGATTATCTAAAAGCTGAAGATAATATTTGGGTAGATTTGCCTAAAAAAGAAGAAATATCAATTCACACAACTGATAAAGCAGAAAATAGTATGCCAAAAGTAACTAATCGTGCTAAAAAAACCATCCAAAAATAGTTTCGTTGCTGGCGCATTAAGACCTAACGTTGGCATATCAAACGATTACGCAAAGCCTATTGTCAATGAACTAGGATTGATGTTTCGTGACGTTCGTAGAGAGTTAAAAAAGACTTTTAACGAGAATCACTACGGGCAAGCAATGGATGCTTCATTGGCAAGTCAATCCCGTATCTTACTCAATTGGTTATTAAGAAAATGGCAGCCTCGCTTTGACGAGATTGCCAAGAGTGCTACTGAGCGTATGATTCAGCGCACCATAAAGAACTCAACGATTACTTTGCGTAATTCGTTAAAAGAAGCATTACCTGATTTAAGCATAGATACTTCATTTTCAAATGAACAATTACAAGAGGTCATCAAGGCAAGCACATTAGAGGCTGCAAACTTGATTAAAATCATACCTTATAAGTTCTTGAATGAAGTGCAAGGTCAGGTAATGCGCTCCATTACAACAGGCAAAGGGATGGAAGATTTAGTTCCTTTCCTAACGAAGAAATATAAAGGCAACGCAAGACACGCAAGGCTTGTTGCTTTAGACCAAACTCGTAAGGCTTATCAGTCTATTAATACAACTAGACTAAAGACTTTGGGTGTTAAAAAGTTCATTTGGATTCATTCGGGCGGTGGTAAAGAGCCTCGTGAATTGCACATAAGAATGAGTGGGAACGAGTATTCTTTCGATAACCCACCCTACATTGGTGATATGTATCAAGAAAAAGTCTACGGACTTCCTGGTGACTTACCCAATTGTCGTTGTATCTGTAAGCCCGTTCTTAACTTTGATTTAGAGGATTAAACATGAAAGATAAATTAAACGCTGTTGAATCAGCAAACGCTTCTATCAGTTCTTTGGCTGGTATGGGCGAGTCTTGCCAAGCTGAAGGTGTTTACACTTTCAAGTGCTTTGAATACGAAGGTGGTCCATTGCTTTGGAAAGATACCGTACATAACGTAGTAGCAACCGTAGGTAAAAACTTAATGCTTCAAACAGCATTGACAGGTTCTGCTTACACCGTAGTTGGTCCATACATGGGTATGATTTCATCTGTATCATACACGACAGGTCCTGTTGCTGGCGATACAATGGCTTCACATGGTGGATGGACTGAAGCTGGTACAACTAATGCTCCAACATTCTCAGCTCGTGTTGCTCCTAGCTTTGGTACTGCTTCTGCTGGTGCTATTTCTACTGCTTCTGCCGTAACATTTACAATGACAAGCACAGGCACATTAAAAGGCGCATTTATTGTTTATGGTACTGGTGCAGTAACTACTATTTTAAGCACAGCAGGCACATTACTTTCTGCTGGCTTGTTTACTGGTGGTGACCAACCTGTTAATACTGGTAACGTAATTCAAGTTACTTATTCATTAAGCCTATAAGGATAAAATCATGGAATTAAAAAACGGTCAATCAGTAACACAAATTCTTCCAGCTCCAATTCAAGGAACAGTAGAAGGTTTTGCTTTTGATTCATCAACAGGTGAAATTACTGTTTTGGTAAGCTATGTTGATTCAGATGGCGAAACGCAACAACGCTATTTCAAACAATCAGAATTAGCTGCTGCTTAATAAATGGCGACACGATATTGGGTTGGCGGAAGTGGTAACTGGGATGGTACAACTACTACCCATTGGTCAGCCACATCAGGTGGTGCTGGTGGTGCAAGTGCGCCTACCTATTTAGATGATGTAGTATTTAATAGTGCATCTAACGCTACCGCCTATACTGTAACTTTTGCTAACGCTGCTCAAGTAACAGGATATATTGTCGGTACTACACTTACAGTCACAGCCGTTACATCAGGTACGCTTGCTGTAGGACAAATAATTTCTGGAAATGGAATTACATTAGGTACAACAATTACTGCTTTAGGTACAGGTTCAGGTGGTACAGGTACTTATACAGTTAATAACTCACAAACTTATGCTTCATCTGGTACTCCAGGGTCCATTTTTGCTAATGCACCAACTTGTGCTTCTATGACTGTTGCAGGTCCAGCTTCAGGTAATGTAACGTTTTCAATGACCAATCAATATTATACTGTTGCTGGCAGTATGACATTACCTGCTTCAGGTCTTACAATAACTAATTCTGGCTCTAATATGCAGTTTTATGCAGCAGTAAGCACTACTAGCACAATTACGACCAACGGAGTTGCATTAAACTCAGGTACTTATTTTTTTGGTGCAGGTACATTTTCATTAGGAAGTGCGTTTAGTAATGGTAGTAATGGTTTAAGTTTTGGTGGTACAGCAACACTAACAACAAATAATTATAACTTTACAGCTGCTAATTTAGCTTTTGGAGCAGGGACAACAGGGAATTTAGGTTCATCCACATTTTCATTAAATGGTACAACTGGCTGGAGCGCAAATGCTACAACTACAGTAAACGCTGGCACATCAACCATTAACTGTTCTAATGCATCACCTACGTTTACTGGCGCAGGTAAAACATATTACAACGTATCGTTCACAAGTACAGCGATTGGTACAGTTACAATTACTGGTGCAAATACATATAATAATTTAACCTTTGCTGCCCGTGCTGCTGCTGGGTATGGACAAGTTTTATTTCCTTCAGCCGCAACAACTACAGTAAGTGGGACTTTGACTTTAGGGTCAGGTACAACAGGTGTTGCAAGATTAGGCGTATTCGCAGCTAATCAAGGTAGTCCAGCCACAATTTCAGTTGCTACATTAGCAGCAATGACTGATATTGATTTTAGAGATATTACTGGTGCTGGTGCTGCAACTTGGTCAGGTACTAGAATTGGTAACTGTTTTGGCAATACAAATATTACTTTTGATGCTGCTAGAACTGTTTATTGGAACTCTGCTGCATCTGCTAACTGGAACGGTGCCGTATGGTCAACTACATCAGGTAATACTGGCGGTACAACAACGGCTTTTCCATTAGCTCAAGATACTATTGTAATTGACAATGCTGGCTTAACAACTGGCAATACGATTACTTTAAATACTAACTATCAAATACCAACGTTATCTTTTGCTTCTAGAACCAATGCTGCTACATTTGCAACAGGCACAGTAACTACAGGATTATACGGAAGTTATACATTAAGTTCAGCTATTACTGTAACTGGAACAAATACTTTAACATTTCAAAATCAAGGCACAACAGCAGTAATTACATCTGCTGGAGTTACATTCCCACAACCAATTACTATGAACTGTACTAATGGTGGGTCTGTAGCACTTAATGGTAACTTAACATTAGGCTCTACATTAACTTATACACTTAATGCAGGTACGCTAGATTTAACTAATGGTGGCGCAGGTAACTATTCATTAACTACAGGTATTTTTAGTTCAACTAACACTGCTACTCGTTCCATTGCTTTTGGTACAGGTAACATTACACTTACTGGTAATGCAACAGTTATTTGGTCTACAGCAGTTGCTACAGGGTTTTCATTTACTGGTACTTCAAATATTATTTCTAACTATTCTGGCTCTACAGGTCAGCGCAGTTTTTCTCATGGTCAAACAGGCGGCAATGAAACCAATTCTTTAAATTTTAATATTACCGCTGGTAGTGATAGTGTCAATTTAGCGTCAACAACTACATTCTATGGGCGTAATATTAATTTTACTGGGTTTACAGGTTCTCTTGTTTACAATACTACAGTTTTATATGGTAACTTGACATTAGGTACAGGGATGACCATCGCTACAAATGCGGTTGGTTTTTCATTGTCATCTACAACTCAACAACAAAATATCACAGGCAATGGCGTTACGTTTGGTGGGTCTATTACATTTAATGGAACTCAAACTTATCAATTACAAAACGCATTTACAATTGACGCTACAAAAACATTAACATTTACAACAGGAACAATTGACCTTAATAATTATACTTTAACTTGTGGAGCATTTAGTTCATCTAATTCTAATGCACGTTCTATTTTGTTTGGAACAGGCAGCATTACTTTAACTGGTAATGCAACTACCATTTGGGGAACAACAACAATCACAAATTTAACCACATCAGGTTCTCGTACAGTTAATTGTACTTATTCAGGCTCTACAGGAACAAGAACAGTAGATACTGGAGTAATGTCATCTGCTAATTATCTTGATTTTAATATTAGTGCGGGTTCAGATACATTTTTATATACAACAAGTCGTGGATTTAGAAACTTAAACTTTACAGGTTTTAGTGGAACACTAGCTAATAATAGTGCTGCAGGTATAAATATTTATGGTAACTTGACATTTAGTTCAGGAATGAATTTTGGTACGCTAACCACTACCTCCCAATTTAGTTTAAATTCACCATCAGCAACTACACAAACATTAACCAGCAATGGCTTAACTATTCCTACTTCGCTTATATTAAATAGTGCAGGAACAACATTTGCTATCAATGGAAACTTGACACTTGCATCAGGCGCAACAACTACATTAACTCAAGGTACGCTAGACCTAACCAATGGTGGTGCAGGGAATTACAATTTATCTACAGGTTTATTTAGCTCATCTAATAGTAATACTAGAAGTATATTGATGGGTTCTGGCACTTGGACTTTAACAGGTACAGGTACAGTTTGGAATACGGCAACAGCTACAAATCTTACTATAACCCCATCAACTTCTAATATTGTCTTTAATGGTAGCGGTATTGGTACATTTAATGGTGGCGGTAAAACTTATTATAATTTAACGCAATCTAGTAGCAATGCTTTAACCATTAGTGGTTCAAATACATTTAATACTATTAGTAATACTGTTCAGCCAACCACAATTACATTTGGCATAAGCACATCACAAACAGTAACTAACTTTAACGTCAATGGCACAGCAGGTAATTTAGTTACAATTAATAGCACATCGGCTGGTACTCAAGGCATATTAACCAGCCCAAGCTATATTACAAATACTGTAAGTTACGTCAGCCTTCAAGATAACAATGCAACTGGTGGCACATGGTATGCACCTTCAAATCAAGGCAATACTATTGCAAGTAACGTAACAGGATGGATGACTAGCGCACTTTATTTTGAAGGAATTACGGAAGCTGGAAGTGCATCCGATTTACAAAATGAATCAATGGCAACAAATTCTGTAATAACTGAATTAGGAAGTGCTACAGATACGCAATCTGAATCAATGTCTGCACCCGCTAATATTTCTGAATTAGGTAATGCTTTAGATACACAATCAGAATCATTAAATGCGCCTACAACAATTTCTGAAGCTGGCAATGCTCAAGATAATGTATTTCAAACATTAACGGCTTATTGTGTTATATCAGAAGCTGGCAATGCACAAGACATTCAATTAGAAGCAATGTCTGCTTTATTAAGCATTATTGAATCAGGCTTGGCAAGTGATACTGTTTCACAACAATTAATTGGTTATGCTTCTGTTGCAGAAAATGGTAATGCGTTAGATACAGTAACGGAGAATATGAGAGCAACTGTTTCTATTGTTGAAGCAGGAAGCGCACAAGATTTCTTGTCAGAAGCTGTAATTGCTCCTGTTAATATGTTTGAATCAGGTAACGCACAAGATACGCAATCAGAAAAAGTTTATGTTTATATTGCTATAATAGAAAACGGCAATGCAATAGATGTTTATTATTGCAAGCCAATATTTAATACATCTGAAAAGATTTGGCACGTTTTACCTAGACGGGATTATTGGCACGCAAATGACTAATACATATATTTTACAAAAAAGAACCTCTGAAAATATTTGGTTTGATATAGATTGCACAAATCTTTTAGACACAAATGAAATTATTACGTCTGTAACTTCTATTACTTCAGACCAAACTGGATTGGTTTTTACCGCCCCTGCAATTAACTCTACTCCAGTTTCATTTTCAGATGGAACAACGGCTGCTATTGGTAAAGTAATTTCTGTTTATATTTCTAGCGGAATTGTTCCTACAGGTGCAACAAATCAAATATATACAATTAGACCTGTATTTACAACTTCAGAAGATAATATTAGAGAAGCAACTGTATTATTAAATGTCACAGATATTCCAACACAAATAGGTAGGGTAATTTAAAATGCCATTAAAATCGGGATGTGAAATTATTAGCAATAAATTTAGCTTTTTCAATATTATTAATTCTATTGCGAGAATTTTTCCAATGCAATTGATGATGACAATTTGCACAAAGTGTTTGAAGATTGTTTGGTTCATTATTTTTTCTATTTTCATCTATATGATGAACAACAAGAAAATCAACATTAGATTGATTGCAAATTTCACAACATATTTTTCCAAACTTTTTAATAGTTTGAGCAAATCCATTTGCCATGTAATGAACTTTTGCTTTTCCATTCGTGATACGAGAAATTCCTGCACACTTTCTAGAACAAAATTTTCTTTCTCCACTTTGAAACTTTGCTCTACCAGTAATTATTTCTCCACAAGTTTGACAAGGTTCCCTTTGAACGCAAGCAAGAGAACAATATTCTTTATATTGTCTAAGTCCATGCGCTCTAAAAGGTTTTTTACAAGTTTTACAAATAACTTCTTTATCCCCACGATGTTTATAAGAGCAAGCTCTAGAACAACAAACTTGTTTAATTCCTTTGCTTCTATATTTGAGAGGAAAATCTTTATCACATACAATACATTTATTCATAAAATGCCTCTTAAGAAAGGAATATTATGCCTTTGCTAGAAGGATATAGCAAGAAAATAAT